GATATAGACACAGAGCCGATGGAATCAAAACCAACAAAGTACGAGGCTGATTTAGAATGGCAATGAAACCACACATTAAAACACTACCATGCTTCCCACAAGTAGCATCGGTAATTGGTGAGAGTAGTGCACAGATTGAGTTGTTTAAGGCTATTCACTCAGATTGCGAATTTGACAAATCTAAATCTAAAATAACAAGTGCTTTTAGTTGGATTAAAACACCACAAGGATATAATTTTTGGCGCAGGATTAGTCAGGGCGTAAATCCAGGTAATAACTTTTATGGCTGATGCAACATTAAAATCACCTGAACATGCACTAGCATTCATCCGTGATAAATCAGCAGAACATGCTAAGGCCAAATCAGAGCGGGTTTACCTAGAACAGTTCAGAAAGTCTAAAAAGGCAATGCTAATTATTCAGGCTGAAAAGGAAGGCAAAAAGACAGCGCAAGAAAGAGAATCTTATGCTTATGCACATGACGAATACGTACAACTATTAGAAGGCCTGAGAGTGGCTGTAGAGATAGAAGAACATTTAAAGTATCAACTGCAAGCTGCTAACGTAAGAATTGAAATATGGCGCACACAGCAAGCAAACAACAGGGCTGAATTTGGCCGTGGCAATTTAGTGACTTAAACAATGAGAGGGTAATATGAGTAACATAAAATATAGGCAATATCTTAAAAAAGAGTTTCAACGAGGAAACGATGTATTTCATTATTGGGGGTATATTGACGGTGCATTTGTGTCTCCAGTTGGCAAGAACTATACAGATGAAGATAGCCGACAATTCACCGGTCTAAAAGACATTAATGGTGTTGATATTTATGAAGGGGATATTGTTTCTCTCTGGTATGCTCCAACAGCAACAGCAAAAGGCTGTATTAAATTTGAGAATGGCGGGTTTTATTTTAAAACATTAGAAGCAAAACCGAATATAGAGCTTGCATATAACTGTGTCTATGGGCATGGAAACGAATTTACTGTAATCGGCAATATCCATCAAAACCCTGAGATTTTAAATGGCTAACTCACACAAAGCATGCAAGCACTGTAAAAAGTCAATAAGAGTAGAATCAATGACTGTTAGGCAGTTTGGCAACTTCTGCTCTGTTGCTCACTCTGAGGATTGGGTAATTACAAATAGAGAAAGACTTGCTAAAAAAGGCCGTAAGATTAGAAAGCAAATATCAGCGCATGAATTAAGAGAATTAAACAGGAATACAATCTCATGGCAAGAATCACAAACGCAAAAAGCTTTTAATGCAATGCGTAAAAATGAGGAGCTATTGTGGTTTAAGGAAAGAGGGTTAACACCAACCTGCATAAGTTGCGGGAAAGCTAAAGGCGGCGATGTTTGGGCATGTGGTCATTTAAAGACTCAGGGCTCAAATTCAAGGCTTAGATTTGATAGGGCTAATACTTATATACAGCATAACAAAAGATGCAATAGCGACCTATCAGGGGATATTTACGGAACATCTACAACGCATGGGTATTTAGCAGGATTAAAGTTAAGGTTTGGTGAGGAAGAAGGTCAAAGGATTATTGATTATTGCGATTCTAACAACTCACCAATAAAGCGGACTTGTGAAGAATTAGAAGAAATGCGAAAAGAGTTTAATCGAGTTAATAGAGAAGTTTTAAAACAATTAGAAAATAGCTAACTGGTCGGAGCAGTATTTCAATAATTATGTGTTTTAATGTAGTTACTGAAACAAAACAAGCTTAATAACTAAGTAAGGGGAAGGTGATGAACATATCAGTAAGTTTTACTTGTGAAGTTTCAGATGATGCGTCTGAGGAACAAATTCAAGAATGGTTAGAGTATGAGCTTGGAGCCTCAGCAAGTATGGATAGTAGTAACCCATGCTGCGGTGATATTGGCGCTAATAGTTCAAGCGTTTATTTTAATAGTTAAAAGCCCTCTTTCGAGGGCGCAAACCAAATAGCTAAGTTAACAAGGGGTTAATCATGGAATTTACAATACTATCACTAATAGCAATAGCAACTTTTGCAACACCAGTTTACCTAATGCTATTCAAATCAGGTTCAACACTTCGCAGTGATTGGATGCAAGGTTTAATCGATGCCGAAGCTGGTGCTGACACATGCGGCAATGCGTTGTATAATGTCGGAGTAATTAGCTATCACACTAATGTTCAAATGCGTAAAAACATTGAGTTGGCAAAGCAGTATAAATAATTAATACGCCCCTACTGCGAAAGTGTAGGGCTTATTCACATGATGATTTTAGCCAAGGTAGCGTAATTAACTACGGGGTAAGGCAAGGGTGAACCCTAATTCGCTGGTTCGAGTCCAGCAAATCATCAGTTGAATACGCTAATACTCAAGTGGTGATTGAGTTAACTAGAAAGCTTATTAGCACGTAAAGCTAAATGTTCGTGCAGCCCTCACAAACTCACCAGAGGGAGCGTATTACCTAAACTAACATTGACGCAGTATGTCAAACAGAGGGATTTAAAATGAGATACTACGACAGATATACAGTGACTGACCGTTTGATTTGGCTAGCTATGCCGGTTATAGGCTTATTGATTAACTACTTTATTTTTGTGTAAAAGACGGTGTGCTAGTAATACAGTGCTAATCCGCGCCAGCAATGGAAGCCCTCGCCTACGCTAGCTAACGCTAGCCTCTCTAGGACGTTGAACATGGGGTAATAACTGATACAGTCTGTTATATGGGCAAACCTTCCCATAGGGGCAGGCAGACACTACGGAAAGACGTGAGGCATGTTGGTAAGCCGTCATGAGGATGTGAGAAAACACATCGAATCCAATTATTAAAAACCTGCCACGCAGTTCAAACCAATAACAAGTACACTTATTAACCCGCCTTAGTAGCGGGTTTATTTTTGCCTAGTAATTGAGCGCCAGATATAAGATAATGTGAGCAATAGCATTCGAGGAAAATAACCATGAATTTATCAGACTTTGCAACGCTTGCAGACGCTAAAAAGCATACAGAAGTTAAGGGGCGCATGGTATCTGCTGATATGGTAGTTAGTTTCCTTACTGAAACGGACAGTGTTATTATTTTAAAAGATTCTGCATCCACTAATCCAAAAGCGGCTGGGTTTTTATTAGCGCTAAATGGCGCGGTTACTGAATACAATATTATTACTGGAAACACAGTAGGCGATAAACAGCAACTATTGCTAACTTATCTTGTGTTTATTGGCGCGGTCACGCAGTCATTTAAAGATGCTGTCATTTCTTATGCTAACCCTATCATTTATCCGTTTATTTCAGCTACTGAACACGAATTTCAAATATCAAAAGGCGCAGTAAAACTCAAGCCGATTACTCAAGTAGGCGGCTATGCTGTAATCCATACAAATGCAGTGTGTGAGAACCACAACCCTCGATTAATCGCTAAGGCAGTAAACCCACGCACAAACAAGACAACATACCAGCGCATAAACAACTTTTACAATGTTAGTGAGGCAAGTTCTTATGATTGCAAGGTGCCGAGTGAGTATTTAGGTAATGAGCTATTTGTTGATGACGTTTACTCTGTGATTATTTAATTATGCCATATTATTTAGCATGTGCAGGTGACCCACAACATATAACACTAGCATCCAATATATCATGGGGGGCTTTTGACCCATTTGTTGTAGAGTTTAAGGTTGCCATACTAGATAACACAAAGGTAGCTTACATTTGTGGAAGATCGACCAATAATAACGAGACTATCCAAATTGATAGGCCAACTAATCAGATTAGGGCAAACTTTGGCTCATTCATTAATTTTGCGCTGCCTTTAGATGTTGATGTAACACTTCCGCATACGTATAGAATCGAAAGGGATATAAATGAGGATTGGACGCTTTATATAGATGACGTTCTACAACCTGAGACATTTAATCAAGGCTCATCTGTAATTATAAATTACCTGTTAGCTAGCAATACACCAACAACCAACGATACACCACCTGTTGATTTATACTTCATTCAGTTCAGCAAGTTAGGCTCTGTAATTAGTAGGTTTGACGCTATAGATACAAGCACAGGGAGTACACTTACTGATACTGTTGGCAGCAACTCCGGCACTTTAGTAAACTTCCCAGTCGACGATAGTCAATGGGTTTCTTATGGCGGTGGATCAATTGAAATAGCCCCATCGGTTATTAATAGCTCAAGTGTTAGTTTGAACCCTGCTATTTCAACGGTCGGTTTATTATCAATAACTGGTAGCGTAGTTAATTCTCAATGTTTAAGCCTTAATCCCTCGGTAGCTTTAGCAGTAAGTGTTAACATTGATGTGCAATTAGCAAACAGTAATACAGCAGCATTAAGTCCGACCATTATCGCAGTAGGCAGACTTGACGTAAGTGGAATAACCGTTAATTCATCATCAATATCCCAAGTGCCTGATGTTGTTATCGGTGGCGCTGTGAGTGTTAACCCTACAACGACTAACACAAGCTCAATTGCAAATAATCCGACAATAGTAATACCAAGCCTATTAATTATTAACGGTCAGACGGTTAATACTACATCAATCGCTAACGACCCAACTATTGCACTTGTTAATGTTGTCGTAGTTAATCCCAATATAATCAACAGTCAATCGTTATCAAATGACCCAGCAATACATTTAGTTGGTCGATTAGAAATAACGGGCAACGTATTAAACTCAAACTCGTTATCAAACGACCCTGCCGTTGCACCTTCGTTCGGTTTCGATGTATTTGAGCAGTCAGTTAATAGCGCATCGGCAAGCAATAACCCGAACATTGTCATCGGTGAAGTCGTCATCACTGTATTAGATGAAACAAACATTAGTTTGCGGTATTTTAGCACTAACATAGACATAGTAGATTTATCAAGAAATATTAATGTATAATAACCAAAATTTAAGAGGATAAAAAAATGGCACGCGGTGACTCAAAAAAAGTAGCGGAATACGATTTTCAATCTGGATTAGGCACTTATAACAACTCAACTAATACATTTGCATGGTTGTTAGTTACTAACACCTACGCAAGCTTAGACGCTAATACAGTGCTAAACGCAGCAAGTGTTACAGGTGCGACTATTGGAGGTAATTACGCTGGCAAAACATCACTAGCAAGCGTTACATGGTCAAGAGCAGGCGCAGTATCAACACTGGACTTTGCTGACATTACTTTTGCCGCTGACGCATCTAACCCAATTGACGCTAAATGCTTAGTAATTATGAATGATACAATAGCAGGCGACCCACTATTGAAAATTGTCGATTTAACTACTGATGGCACAACTGCTGTAGACCTTACCCAAGGGTTTACATACACAGTTAACGCGGCTGGCTCAGTAACAGTTACGACTAATGTATAATGTCAGAACGTTACGAGAAACCGCTACACGTTGCTAAAACTGATACTTACACAGTAACAGTAAATTCAACGTGGCTGGGTATCGAAACACTAACCACTGTAGCCGTAACAACTGCTGGCGTAACTATTGGCGCAGTAACAAAGCTTGATAACGTAATACAAACAGAGTTAACAGGCGTTACAGTAGGCACGCATGAGCTAGAATTTAGTTGGATTACATCTGGTGGTCGATCTGATTGTACAACAGTGGCTATAATCGTCAAGGATTGCTAATTAATGCCCTCGCTGTGTGAGGATGGAATCAAAGCAGCGGGGAATTATGGCAGAAGAAAGACTAAGCGATACAATAGAGCTGTACCGGTTTAAAGAGGCTAACAACACATACTCTAGTATCTGTGTCTTAGTGTATGACGGTAACACTGTTACAATTAAAGCGTTACCATGCGGTATAGATTTAGAAGACGCAAGAGAGATTACAGCACACATAATAAGCAAAGGGATAACTGAGTGTTACTATGAGCGCAGGAAGCACGATAAGACACTGTATAAGCGATGGTCACTAAATCGTAAGTGTAAAGTAACTAAAAAATAGATAGGTTATCTCAATATCAACGGGATAATATAATTAAACATTCGATAAAATAGAAAGGTGATTTATGGCAGCACCAAAAGGTAATAAATTTTGGGAGGCTAGAAGCAAGCACGGCAGAGACAAGCTATTCGCATCAAGTGAACTATTATGGGAAGCATGTTGTGAGTACTTTACATGGGTAGAAGAAAACCCATTATGGGAAGTTAAAGCATTTGCATTTCAAGGTATAGTCACACAAGAATCGTTACCTAAAATAAGAGCAATGACGGTAGAAGGTATGTGTATATTCTTAGATATAAGCACAAGCGCTTGGTATGAATGGAGAAAGGCCGATAATGATTTTATGGATATCGTACATAAGGTTGAGGCAGTTATAAGGTCACAGAAGTTTGCAGGAGCAGCAGCAGACCTATTAAACGCTAACATAATAGCTAGAGACTTAGGCCTTACTGATAAGAAAGATATAGCACTATCAGAGAAGGTTACAGATAGCGGCACTAATGACTGGTGATAGACTTAGCTGACTTCCGTAGGCACGTAAAAGAGCACTCACCTGCTTTTGTGCCATTGTTTAAAAACAAGTTACGCTACGAAATAGTATGGGGCGGGGCAGGCTCAGGCAAATCACACATTGTAGCCCGCAAAGTATTATATAGAATCCTTAAAGAAAAAGACGTCAAGCATAACTTCCTAATCATTAGGAAAGTTGACCGAACCATCAAGCGCTCAGTGTTCACCCTAGTAAGAAACATTATTTCTAAATGGGGTTTATATGACGAATTTGACGTCAATCTAACTGACAAAACCATTATATATAAACCTACCGGCTCACAGATAATTTTCAGCGGACTAGATGACGTTGAAAAACTAAAGTCTATTGAGGGCGTGACATCGATATGGTGTGAAGAAGCAACAGAGTTAACACAAGAGGACTTCGAACAATTAGATTTACGTTTGCGTGGTAACTTCGGATGTATTAAGCAAATAACACTGACATTCAACCCAATATCAGAGCAACATTGGATTAAAAAAACGTTCTTTGATGACCCAATTAAAGGCGTGTTCACACTTAAAACTACCTACCTTGATAACTCGTTCATCGATGATGATTACAAGATGGTTATGGAAAATAAGCGCAAGTCTAATCCGCGCTATTATAATATTTACGCTCTTGGTAATTGGGGAACAGCGGAAGGTTTAATATTCAGCGCTTACACATCGAGGCTAATACGCGAAGATGAATTAAAAGGACTTGAATTAGTGCAGGGGTTAGACTTTGGTTATACAAACGACCCTAGCGCATTCAATCGTACCTACATAGATATTAAAAATAAAAAACTATTTGTGTATGATGGCTTTTATGAAACCGGCATGAGTAACTTGCAAATCGCTGATAAGATAAAAGAAATGTTAGCGCATAAACACTTAACGACAGCGGATAGCTCAGAGCCTAAGTCAATCGATTACATACGAGGTAAGCAGGTTAATATTAGACCAGCCATGAAAGGCGCAGGCTCAATAAACACCGGTATAGACTTCTTACTTGAATTTGAGATTATCGTTAATGTGCATCTAGTAGAGTTTGTTACGGAGTTTAATAATTATTGCTGGGCTGTTGATAAAGACGGCAAGCAATTAAACAAGCCAGTTGATGATTTTAATCACTTTATCGATTCATTAAGATATGGCGTTGAGCATCATACAAAGTCGAGCGGCTTTATTTTTGCTTGATAACACTAAACATTGCTATAATGCAACAAAACTTAACAGGGGCGCACAATGTGGCCGTTTGACACTAAATTAATAAAGCAAGAACTGCCCAGAGTCCAGAATCAAGTAAGGATGGCGATTAAATCAGTTACTATCCCCCAGGCAGCACCAGCTTGGAAA